AACATTATACCGTGCTATCCTTCCGCTGGTTATTTAGCAATAAATCAGGGAAACGGACAAGGCCAAAGGTCGGGCTCAAAAATCAAAATTAAAAAACTTAAAATAGATGGAATTATGTTTCCATTAGCATATAATGCGGTGAGTAATTTGACACCTTGTCCAGTACATATTAAGGTATGGTTTTTCTATGATAAAGAAGAACCTAATGCCATACCAGCTCCCGCTGCTGCTGCTGACTTTTTTCAATTTGGTTCAACTTCTATTGGATTTCAAAATGAATTATTCGACCATACAATGCCTGTAAATACTGATAGGTATAGGGTTCTTACAACCCGAATCTTTAAAGTCGGATATGCCTCATATCTCGGAACTGGTGCTCAACCTCAGCAAGGAAACTTCGCGTCGAATGACTATAAAATGAACGCACGTCTTCGTGTCGATTTAACTAAATATTGTGTCAAGAACTGTAACTTTAGGGACAATAACACAACACCAACAACTAGAGGTATATATATGATGGCTCAAGCTTGTTACTCAAATGGTAATCCAATGACAGCAGGTACAATCCCCGCCAAACTGGAGTATATGCTCTCCGTAGAATATGAAGACGCATAAAGGGGGAATCCCTTCTGAACACATATGAGTTCCCTTCTGAACACATATTGGTCCCCTCTGAACACATTTAGAAAATGTGCCAGTTGTGCCAGAGATTTAATTATATAGTAAAGAAATTTTTTTGGTTATTCCAGCTTTAGCGCCAAAAAATTTCTATTACTTAATTAATGATTTCTAAAATATTTCATAAATTTTCTAAACAGAATTTCTTTTATTTTTATTTAAAAAAAAAATTGAAATGGATTAAATTGATAAAATAAAATATACTTTATCAATATGACAGAAGTTTTAATCAATAATGCGACAGCGATGTGGGATTTCCGTATGAACGCAGATGGCGTCACACACGAAGAAATTATAGCCCAATTAAAAATTATAGCAAAAAAATATTCATTTCAACTAGAGAAGGGAGACACAACAGGCTACCTTCATTATCAAGGCCGTATGTCGTTGATAAAAAAACATCGCAAGCCAGAACTGATGAAGATGTTTACAAAAATTCCTATACCCAATTATTTGATGCCTACGGTCAACACAAATTATTATACGGGTGATGTGTTTTATGTCACCAAGGATGAAACTCGTGTAGAGGGTCCTTGGAACGAAAAACAATCAGTTAAATATATTCCCCGTCAATATAGGGGTATGCTTGAAAATTTATATCCCTTTCAAAAACAGATATACGACAGTGCTTTGGTTTTTGATACTAGAACCATAAATATGATTTATTGTCCTAAAGGTAACGTCGGAAAAACTACTATAGCCTCAGTTTGTCAGCTTTTCGCTCAAGGGGTAATGCTCCCCCCTGTGAACGATGCTGAAAAATTAGTTCAAGCGTGTTGTGACATTTGTGAAAAAAAAGACACACGAACACCCTCACCGATATTTATAGATATGCCTCGCTCTATGAATAAAGAAAGACTGAATGGTATATATTCAGCTATTGAACAAATAAAAAATGGCTACCTATATGATTTAAGATATGCTTATAAAGAATATTGGATTGATAGCCCTGCTATATGGGTTTTTAGTAATATAGAACCGGAACTAAATATGCTGTCACTTGACAGATGGCGTATTTGGGAAGTGACGGAGGACAAAAATTTAATAACGTATAAAAAAAACGACCCTGATGTCGTGGAAGAGATTTCCATTTGATAATAATTTGGTTAAGGGGAGCGAAGCGATATAAAATTATGTGTAACAAACCTGTGTCCTAGGCCCAAGCGGCTATGAGCGATTGTACCGACGCCTGTTGCCGAAGGCCGAGGGGGCCCCCTTTGGGGTCGAGTCAGGCTAGTGTCTATTTTTTTTATTATGCGTTTGAAATCATAAAAATTAACCCTCTCTATAAATATATGGCAATTCGTAAAAGAAACTATCCACGCCGCCGCGTTGCTGCTAAACCTCGCCGTAGAAAAACTTATAAGAGAAAGACTTCCGGTATTAAGAAAATGGTTCGCCGAGAAATCGCCCGAAATATTGAAAACAAAACCTTCCAATATCTTGGAACGGGTCTTGACATCTTACCTTCTACCTCTGTTTCTTTTGACTCTAACATTATACCGTGCTATCCTTCCGCTGGTTATTTAGCAATAAATCAGGGAAACGGACAAGGCCAAAGGTCGGGCTCAAAAATCAAAATTAAAAAACTTAAAATAGATGGAATTATGTTTC